CGAACAAATGGATCTATACGCTACACACAAAGATCAGTTTATTGATTTACTAGATCCAGAAGGTCCTTATATTGATCGATATAGAAAACTTCCTAGACCGGTACGTGAATATATCAAGCAATTCGCACTGAATGGAAAATTTATGGTTAGGGATGACATTGTTGATAAAGTATTTGGGTATAAACAGCTTGATGTAACCCAATTAAAAGTATTCCAGTCACAGGACGGAAAAGGAAAATTCCCACGTGTTAAATATGTTGCTGGGTTAATTCATTATCTAGTTAGACAAATTGTTGGATACGGAAAAGATCGTATAGTTATTGCTATGCCTCAGGTAGTAATAGGTAATATGATGTCCAATATCGCGCAATTAAGTATGAGAAAGATTCCTATGGAATACATTCTTTATAAAATTTATGAAGGAATCAGAGAGTACGGAAGGTATCGTAGTGATACAGAAGAACGTGTAAAACTTATGCATAGGATAAAAGCTAAAAATTTAGACGAAGAGAACAGTGAAGAAGCACAATTAGTACTACGACTTAACGCGCGTATAGAGGGTAACAAACTTCATAGAATGAGTAATGCAGGATTGAATTCACTTATTGTGGAGGATGTTAATGATGCAATGATCGATGGGTATTTTAATAGAATGCGCCGTCTTCTTAAATTAGATAAATTTAGGAAATACACAGATAAAATTCCTGACAAAGTTGGGACTGTTGCGTCTACTTTATTTATGACTAAAACAAGTAAGCCTTATCAGATAGCACGACAAACAGTACAGATGACGGACTTTTTAGGTAGGTATGTAATGATGGAGCATGCTCAGCATGCTAAAGGACAGGATTTTAAAACAGCTATGCATGAAGCACTTAATGCATTTGTGTTATTTGATGAAGCATTAGTTCCAGCTTTGGAAGCTGTCGATGCTGTTGGAGCTACGTCATTTATTTCTTATTACTTACGTAATGCAAGGGCGTCTAAACAACTAGCACAGACTAGTCCTACTTCTGTAGCCTTAGCTGCGATAGGGCAACATGCAACGGGGATTTCTACATTAGGTAATGTGAATAGTTCATGGCTTGGAGGAAAATTCTCTCCCAATACATTACAATTTGATGATTTATTTGATGAAGCCAACAATGTTACTCTTGCAGATATAGTAGCAGACGCAGTAAGAGATATAATTAATTAACGCTTAAACAATATAAAACCAACAGCTATTACAATTAATAGTGGAAGTGCAAGAAGAGACCCTATTATAAAAAGACCGGCTAGTGCAAGTACTAAGCTTACAACAAAGACGCCTTTTAACTTTACCCACCAAGAATATTTAGGTAATTCTACTGTATAGCCATCGGTGAATTCGTGCATAAGTTCATGTGTTATTTCTTCAGGTGTTCTTCGTTTAGTATATTTCTTCATGAGAATAGTGAGTCAAGATTTTTAAGTTCTTCAGTTTTTGGAATTGTAGCTTCAGGTTCTTTTAAATTATCAGAATCTGGGTACTGTGATTTTAATTCTTCTACCTCTTCTTTTTCTTCTTTAGTTTCTGCTTCATAATGGATTTCTATTCCTTCTTCAGCTAGTTCTTTAGAAGCTGCAGCCATACCCTCAGCAGCTATCTTATCTATTCTATCTTTCTTGATAACAGCTTCTCTTACGTCGTTCTCAGTAGTTTCAGCTATCTGACTAGTTGCTCTAGCTTCTCCTTTTTCTTCAGGAGTTAATAACCTACCGTGTTTCTTTTCTAATTTATGTAATACCATTTCTTCTGGAGTACGACGTCTCCCTGATGCAGGTGCAAACTCCCAGACTATGTTAGCTTTAGCTCTACTACTTTTACGTTTAGTATTAACTGTAACTTCTACTGTTTCATTAGGTACATTATTAATAGTAAGATTTTCTCTAATAAAGCTACGAACTTCTTCGCGTACGATAGCTTCTATATCTATGTTCATGCTTCCTCCTTATGATTTAATCCATAATGAGCGATCATTAATGCATCAGATCGTCCATCTAATAACCCTCCTCGAGGGCCATATAATGAAGCTGTGGGATATTTATCCTGAGCTATACTAGCTACTTGTTTTTTAATTGGTTTTCCTTTAACAGTAACACCTACGGCCTGCTGCCAAATTTTTGGAGTAACTTGATGGATAGGCCCATCGGAAGTTCCTATCTTGGCTATTGCAAGTGCTATACCAAAATTTCTACCAAATCTAAAATTTGATTTTGCAGACATTCCAAATAATGAATGTACATTCTCTAACCAAACAGCACTTACTTTTTGGTTATGTAACCATTCTGTAGTTTTGTAAATACTAACTTTTTGTAGATCTAACAGAGCAACGCTGTCTGGATTCTCTGAATCCAGAACAGCGATTGCTCCATTAGCCCCCGGATCAATGCCTGCTATACGCATTAAATTGGAGGTTCAGTTTGGAATAACGAACCTTTAGCTTCAGGTGCGGCTCCCATGATGTCTGCTGCAGAACTACCATTTTTAGTTTTGGTAGATTTATCGATAACAGTCCCCGTATTCTTCTGGGCCCACTTATCGAACATAGCAGCAGGTTTATTCTCTGTAATCTCTTCAGCAGTTTTACCGTCTGAATTACCGAAGAACTTACATTGATTGACAGTACGAGAGTCACCTGTAGATACATAGTTTCCACTGGCGTCTTTAGCTTGTTTATCCTCGATTACTTGATGAACAGCTACCTTAATTGTTTTACCAATTAAGCTTGTTAGTACTGGTCGTTCTGTAGGCATTTCTTTCTTTTGCTCTGGATTCCAGATCTTAACTTGTTTCTTCTCTGCGGAGTCCATGCATTTAGGTAAATTTTCACCAGTAGCGGCTATACACATAGACTTTGCAATTGAATATCCAGGAAGAGGATACTCTTTACCGTCTTTTGTGAAGGTAACTTTATTACCTTTAGCTTTACCAGATCTAACCCAAAAACTTTCTTTGAGTTGTGCAAAATTACCGCCATTCTTTTCAAGAATAATATTAAAGCTTACTGCTTCTTTTGCGGACTGATTTAGATACACCATTTTAATAGTGGCATCGTACACTCCAGATTCCCATGCAAATCCACCACCCATTCTTTCGATAGATTGTGTCTCTGTTCCTTTGGGTAGTTCCCATTCACTCATAAGTTATATCCTTTCTATTGTTAATGTAAGTGGCTTTAAATCAGCCGTTATTATTAGCTTGAACCTTTTTTTGAACAAGATAATCATCTAATACTTTAGTAAATTCCTTAACAGACATACCTGGTTTTCTTTTTAGAACTTCCACGGCAATGTCTTGTACTACAGCAATACCCATTTCTGTAGCAGAATCTACCATCTTTTCAATTTGAGTAAGGCGTTTTGGATCTAAACCAGTTATTTCCAGTAGGTTATCTCTTTTCGCATCTATAATTTCGTCATTGCCTGGATGACTCATAGTTCTCCTTATTTATAATATTCATGAAGTCGGTTAATTACATTTTGTAAATTATTATCTATGTAAGTTTCTTTCGTCTCCCACATACTCATAGGACTTCGTACCCTTTCGTTTACTGTGTCCTTAGTTAATCTAGTTTGATATACATACTTAAATCCTAGATCTTTTTCTTCTTCTGTAATTTTATATAGTTTAGATTTAGCTATCTTATCTTCTAGTTTTTCTAGAGCCATTTTCTTGGTAGATATTACACAACTAAAAAAGCTTTCTATTCCTACGTTCATTAGAGAACCTTTAACTTTAACTACGGTTTCATTTATCATTTCAGATTCATTAAGAATGTCGGTAGTATGAGCTAAAAATACTACATTTTTAGTAGATTTAGCCACTATCTGAGACATTAGTTGTTTCATATATTGAGCATACTCTCCCCAAGCTGTTCTAGAATCGGTAGAAGGTATAACTTTGGTACTTTCAAACATATCCATAAGGTATGTAAGAGTATCTACGACAATAGTGTGTATTTCAGGCATGCTTTCTGCTTCGTTAAAGGCCTGATACACCTGATCTGTATTTGTTATAGTTAGTTCTTTAAATTTTGTTTTAAATGGTAATTTCTTACCATTCTCACAATTTAAATACATTACTCCTTCAGGCTTATCCATAGCCATTAAGCTAGCGCTCTTACCAGAGCTTGACTTACCTGAAACTAATACTAGATGGTTATTAATCATTTATTGCCCTCCAAAATAGAATGAACTTTATCGTTTTCTTTTTCTCTTTCTTTACTAAGTACTTGTACTTCTTCTTCAAGATTCCAAATCTGTTTTTCAAGATCTTTAATTTTTTCCTCTTTTTTATCATCAATTACGTTGTCCCATATGTTTCCAAATGCATTACATAATGAAGAAAAAGCGTCTTTTATTTGAGTTTGGTCTTTATCTGGTATACCAAAATTCATATTATTTACCTCCTCGTTTTTGAAATTCTTTACTAATAGAAAAAACTGTACTGCTTCTAAATTGCTCTTCAGGCAATGGAGTTTCTAGAGAATTATTAAAATCCTCCAATTTTTCAACTATCTCACCTATGTGCGTGAAAACATTACTGTCGATTAACACCATCCCGTATCTATACAGGTGGTTAGCTCTATTGCCTTTAGTTGTATGTGTTTTAAACCAGCGTTCTATATTACTTAGACCTTTAACATTAATTTGTGCTTTTGTTTCATCAGATCGTTTAGTTTCTGGAATAAACATAGTGGCATCTACGACATTTCCATTATTGTATTCATAATACCCTGGATGTGAAGCCCATTTTCTAGCTATATCTTTAGCTGCTTTATCAACAGGAAACGGTAACCATTCAAATACATTTGACATAAATTTAGAATATTCACTAGATGGCAATTTAAGTTTATGGGACATAGGTAAAATAAGCCTAAATCTGTTTATTTCTTCAGTATGTCGTTTAGTCGTAGAAATAAGAAATGTATAACTTTCTAATAAGTTTTTAACCATAGATATAGGCGCATCTCCATCACAATCTAGAATAATTAAGTCAAATCCTTGAATAACATTCTCACCCTTACGGTGGCCATTAACAAATCCATGAGCCGTATAGTGAAGTTGTGGAGCTGTAGTTAGTTTATGTAATAAATTAAATGAAGGCCTTGGATCGTGAAATTCGAAGTTATGTGCGATATCTGGACTAATAGCTACTGTTAATTTATTTAAATCAGTTTCTATAAGAGTTTCTCCTACAAAAAACTCAATCTCGTCCAATACCCGTCTTTTGATGATAATATTGTTTTTATACCCAAAAGACATGGCTAGACTCATTAATTCTTTTCTTTGACCCTCTGAGCCTTTGTAGAATGGGAGTTCTTCGAGCAACTCATGCTGAGTTACCTCCTGATCACAATCAGCTAAATAGTGTGCTAAACGTTCATAAGGGCCCTGTTTACGCATTAATTGATGAAATGCTTCTCCTGAATCGTCAACTATGCTAATTGCGTAATCTAGATGATCTTTAGTAATTTCAGTAGAATTATCAGCAAAAGTGTAAGCTCCAGCTAGTTTAATAGCCTTATAATAGCGGTGAATCATTTCAGCTTTATGGATGCTCATATGATCTTTCATTTCATCTGCAGCATCCTCACACTTCATCTGATATTCTATTAAATAAACAGAATTAGCTTCAGACATTTGTAATACTGGATTAAATGGTCTCTTTGCAAAATTAGTAAATGTTTGCTGAATGGCTATTATATCTTTAGCTAAAGTAACATCCACCATTTGCTGATACCGTTCCTGAGCAGATGCATATTTAGTTCTATTACTGTCTGTTGTGTACCCAAATAGTAATCTTCTAGCATAGCCAGTTTCTAGGAATTGTTTAAACTCTTCCTCTATTTTTCCTCCGTCTAGTAATTTAGTAGGTGTACCGAACATCATTAGATTAGTTGGTGTATTACCTGCTAACTCTTCTGATCTAATGTTTTCTTGTGTATTTTTTATGAGTTTTTGTTTTACAAGGCCTACATCGTAGAGTTCTAAAAATGTATTTAGTACATCTGCATTTTGAGACATGTTTGATCCAACTTCATCTAGCTCTAGATTCATGGAACCTGCAGAAGCTAGTAGTAATTTTTCCCGCATCTGTTTAACAGCTGGGGAAGTTCCGCTATCAAAACTGAAAGCTAATTCTCCTAAGCGGTCATAGTGCGATTGAAAGTTTACTACTTGAATAGCTGTTTCTTCATCTAGCGGTAATATGCTGTGTCCAACATTAATTCTCCATAGAGCCCTTTCTTGAGCTAAAGTTTGAATATTCTCTTCAGCTTTTCTAGGAAATATGCTATTTAGGAATTCTTTTTTAAAGTAAGCTACAAATTCACGTTCTAATATATTTTGTGAATGTCCCTTACCTGTTCCTGATACCATCAGATTTAATACATAAGTATTAACCGGAATTACATCTCGATCATTTGTTTGAATATTGCATCGCATCATGGATGCAACTTTAGATAGATAGTATCCAGTCAGTATTCTAAAGAAATGACGGTTATCGTTATTAACTTTACGAACAAGGATGTCTACTATCCTTTCGGAAAATGGATGATATTTTTTCATATTAGAATGGCCTCCCTGGTGTCATATACCTACTGGCAATCCATAGTCCAGTGTAAAATACGGACATAGCAATAATGCAATATAATGAAAATATGCCTAACATTTCATACCAGTTTGGTATGTTAGTTACGTAGTACGTACTTTCATAAGGTCCTTGCTTAACACGTAGCATAATAGTTAATTTATCGTCATCCATTAGCTCCATCAGTTGTCCCTTCTTTTAGATCGTTAATAAATATTATAGCTACTTCGACTAAAACTGAATCTTCTGTGTCTATAGTTCCTTTTACTATTTCTTGTAATACGTGACTGATATAGTCTAATTTTTTAGAATCACTCAGTTCCATCTTTAGTCTCCTCCTCTTCTTCAATAGGTTTAATAATTAAGGATACAGAATCAACAGCGGATACAACGTCTACAATACCGTTTTTACTAGCTGTATCTATTTCTGAAATCCAAACAGGAGTATTCGCTTTCATAATATAATCTCTATAGTAATCCTCTGAATGGTCAGGGCCCACAAACGATGCTCGTATAGCGGATTCGCATACTACAAGAAATTGAGCAACTGTTATTGAAGTTTGGACAAGCGTAAACGCTAAATCAGCAGGATATCCATAATAGCTATGCGGCATTCCTGGATACCCTTCACTCCACATTTCATTTCCTGAGTTATTAATATGAACTGGTAAACCAATTCGTTCTTTTTGTAGTAATTTTATTAAACTACCTAATGACATTTGCTTACTTCCATGAGGTTTGGGTTTCTCGGTAGGCCAGTTGGGATTATCTTTTTTCAATTCCTTTAGTAATTCTTTTTGTTTTTTCCATACTTCTCTATCCATAACATTTCCTCCATAATGCGCCCTTGGATGGCTTCGAACCACCAACTTCCCGTATCTTCGTATGTTGTAGCATAGCGAAGATTAGACGGATGCTTTACCAATTAAGCTACAAGGGCTAAATTTTTATTCCTCTGATCTACCTAACCCATATTTTTCTTTTATTTTATCTATAGATTTTTGAGGTAAGTGCTCTGGTTGAAATTCTAACTTAGGTTCTAATTTATCTGGACAGTTATTATTGGCGTGTATGCCTTTAATTTTGCCAGTGTCTTTAACATACTCTTCGAATATATCCTGAAATATTTTATTAACCATTTCAGTATAGTGTTCTTGTGTGTAGTGTTTAATAGTAATTTGACTAACTACATGCTTACATCTAAGAATATCTTGTTGTAGTTTATGTACACTCATAAATTCTCCAATTTAAAAGTAAATGGCGGATAGTGAGCTACGCAATTGTATCGCTACCGCTTTAATGACCCATAAGCCTAGGACTAGCTCTTGGCCAACCACGATTATTTATCTTTATTTTTACGGTTATCTTTAGCTCTACGGTTAATTCCAAAACATTTTTGACTACAGTATCTAGCACCAGGACTCATCATCATGGCTTCTTCTTTACAGATGTTACATTTAATTTTATATTTAGCTGATCGTTTTTTATATTTTTTCTTAATCCAAACTCGTAAACCTGTTTTTTCATATGGTTTACCTTCGTCTGCTTCTGCTTTAAAAGCATTCCATACTCTTCGTTGAGAAGGACTTAAATCCCAAACAGCTCTATTAGTTTCGTTATAGATTTCTCTAGCTTTTTTTGATGATATTTCTTCCTTTAATACTCCATCTTTATTATAAATTTTGATTCCGTTAATCATTTAGGTTAATATCCTTCCTCTTAATCCAGGATTCAGAATGTCTTGGATGACGTAACTTTCTCAAAGCTTTTGCTTCGATTTGCCTAATTCTGTCACCAGTAACAGAAAACATTTCTCCGACTTCTGCATAAGTTTTTATCGTCGAATCCTTCTTTTTTTTCTTAACTGTCTTTTCTTCTATCTTGTATGGATATTGTAATAGATCTATTTCTTTAAAATCTTTAGAGAGGTCTTCTTCTGCTACTTTATTTATACCAAATCTCCATTCAAGAACTTTGCGTTCTCTTGGATGCAGTGATTCCCAGCCTCTTTCAAGCCGATCGTGTAATTCATCTTGTGAATCTTTTTGAATTGTTTCGCTGATGTGATTAATACCAGCCGTGGAAACTAATTCTTTCATTTCTTCGAGTGTGACCTCGCCTTCAATAGTATTGCGTTTGAGGGCTTTAGTTAAATGTTGTTCTGGGAATAGCATTTCTGGTGGAACTTTTAAGAATTCCGCTATTCTTACTACCGTTTCTTTCCAGCGTCCAGCTATGTCGAACGGAATGCTCTGTAAATTTAAATACTTTCCAACGATTGTTTGGGTTACTCCTGTTGACCGACTAAGTTCAGCTGCTGTTTCTATATTATTAGCTCTCATGATAGCCATCATGGGGCCATTCTTAATTTTAATTTGTAATAGATAGTCCTTCATTTAGATTAATAACCTTCCACTTTCTCTCATAGCTTGAGCTTGAGTACAGACGCCTACAACTGGGCAGTAAGGACAGTGCTTCACTGTTCCTGGAACTGTTTTAATTATTCCAACATGTCCGTCTTTGGCTTTTTGTACTAATGCTTCATCCATCGTTTTGAAGTTTTTAGTAGATCTAGATAGCTTTTCTGGATTTTTGTAATATTTAAATGTCTCATCTGTAGCCCACAGCTCTTCGTCTGTACATTCGGGTAACCCTTCTTGTGGAGTATTTAAATGTAATTTATATTGAGCTATTTTATTACGTATCCAATTTTCTGTTTCTTCAGTACTCCAGAGGTCGTACTTTTTAGTTAATGCTTTGAATTGAGGATAGTCCTTTTTCTCTCTGGCTTTAGCAGCTGACCAGTCTGTAAAAATATAATTAATATTTATATAGTCACTGGTAATTTTATCTTGGCTTAGCCACTTATAGATGCTGCCTTGTTTTATATAACTTTCAGCGCTGCTATCAAAAATATAAGTCCAAACGCTAGTAGATTTGAAATCATTAAGTGTACCATCCAATACTAAATCGTATTGGCCTGAGATAACGAAATCATCAATAGTTTTTTCTACTCGTTGTTCTACATAAACTGGCATGTCTCCTGTTTCTACCGTTTCTGGGTTAATCCTAATGCTATCTGCTGCAGCATCATTAGCTCCTAAT